GCCCATTGCGGCTTGACAAACACGGCAATGGGTACAAAGAAATTTTGAACCAATCTGCTCTGAGTCTGGAAACCAGCGACAGACACCGGTTTCATTCAGAGCTGGCCCAGGCCAAGAAGCTAAATGGCATGGGGATTGCGACAACAAGCACTGTTGCGAACGAGTCCGCAATAGCACCAGTGGTCGGATCCGCTGACATTGTCGAGGCAGAAGCTGCGAAGGTCATCCAGCTTATGCAAACACACATGTGCGGTTCTGCTTTGTTGCCCAAAGAAGCAAGGTTTTGGCACAATTGTGAGGGTGACACTGCTCCCGCCCCATTGCCCGAGAAACCAACGGCTCATTCTGACAAACCTTCGAACGAACGCGTTAAAGAGTGGCTTAAGGACATGCTCGCTGGAGGGGAAGGCGCTGCGAAGGCAATCTTGGAGGCCGCTTGCTCTACTCCAGAGCACATTATCACATTGCCTTGTGTGCACGAGGAGCTTGCACCGATTATACACAAGTCGGCTGTGTTACCTGATCCTAACGAACCTGAATCATTTCTGGGTGCGGACGGACAAAAGGTTTTCACTTCCGGCGGCAAGTACAAGTGTTATTCCGGTGGTTCCAACAAACTCGGTGAAGACACAGGCTTTGATGCCAAGTGGAAACAGGCTCTCAAGGACAAGAACTTGGAACATTTGGGTGCTTACGTTATCCCCAAATCCAACAAGCAAAACATAAGGGACTCCCTCAGTTCTCAAGCAGGGCGGTTGAAAACTTCTGAGCCTTTCATGGATGACAAGGCCCGGCATGCTTTTGACATCGCAATGAGTGATTACAGCGAGCACATGCCTCCTCTATTTATGCCAGTCAATGAGGAAGGCATCCCAACTGGTTGGAGTAAGGTTGTTGACAACCTTCAACACAAAAGTGCCGGTTGGAATTCCCGTTACCGCAGGTTGGACAAGAAGGCTTGGGCCGCCAACAAAGACCCTCAAATCGCGGGCAAGTTGCGCATCTTGGTCGCAACCCGATTGCTGCTGCGTGCAGCGGCCGGTGCACGAATGGCCCAGATGAAACCACCTCAGATGCGGGTTTTGTTCCTGTCTGATCCTAAGGAAGCCTTTCTTAAGAACGTGGGTCATGGGGGGGACAAATCCAAGTCTCGCCGATGGCGAATAATTTGGAATGCGTCTTTGATCGATTCTATGTGTCAGAGCCTGCTAAGCATGAGCGCGTGCAAGCAGGACATCATGGACTTTCAGCAGCCTGGCACTACCACGTTACATGGTCTTGGCACAGGACATCATCCAGATGGCATCAAGCACTTTGTGAACAAGGTCCGAGATGGCGCCGGGGAGTGTGTAATCAACGCTTCTGACGCTACCGGATTTGATTTCAGCGTGCCCCGTCTTGGCATTATGCTTGACGCTGAGCGCAAGTCTCTGACTGTTGACTCTGAGGCTCCAACAGAGGTTCATCTTGCAGCAGGGCTGCTGCTTTATTGCGATGCGTTTGCTAACACCGCACATTCGTTGAATTTCTTCGGTGAGATATGGACGTGTGCAACTTATGGTATGACTGCTAGCGGTGTCCCGTGCACCGGTTCGCAAAATTCTTTCTACCGTGGTTTTGTGCTCCTCGCGGCCGGTGCCATTTGGGCAATGACGGTCGGCGATGATGAGGCACACACTGGAGATGTGGACGATGGCATTCTAGCCTTTTGGGGCACGGTCACAAAGAAGGGATCTCACACAACAGGCAACGCTGATGACTTTAAGATGCTTAGCCACCGTTACATCTATGAGAACGGCAGGGCTCGCGCTGAGTACTTGAACATTGACAAGATGCTTGCCACAAACCTCCTGATGGTTTCTCGAGGTGAGAGCGTCCCACCCAGCGCTGTCGCTGCGCAGCTCTCGGTTCTTCGTGACACACCTGACGCGATCGCTTCTTATAAAGCTGCCGCCCTCGAGTTTGGCGGTGAGTTTTGGAACGCTGATGTGGACCCTACCACCTTCACCGGTGGAGGTGGCCACTACGTTTAGATTCGCGCAGGCCCCCCACAAAGTCCCGTGGGGGGTTTCGGGCACGGCTGGTTAAGTCCTCCAGTTCGTTTATATAGGCTTCTTTTGACCCAAAGGTATAACGTCGTCCTTTGGTGTGCAGCTCATTGACCAAAAGAAATAAACTTGAGGTGGTTGCTTGTCACCCCTCTCTTTCGAGTCTGCAATTTCTTGACCTCTGATGGACGTGACAGGTGGTCAGCTGCGCTATGGCGCTCGGTCCATTGTGATCAATGCTTCCGACGTTATTCAATGCGCTATCATGTCACGACACTCAGGGTTGGTGGTTTTGCCACCCGTAGGTGCACGGCGAAGACCTGCCGTCGCGGACTGGGCACCTGATGCATCGAGTGAAGAAATCACTCAGATCATCTCAGGATATTTGACCCACCACGGTCATTTGCAATCACGGCTACTTTCGTACCCACAATCACAATTCAGTGTGGTGAGTTTTGCTCCACGCACTTCAGTGACGACGATGACTCTGACACCGAAACAGAAGCATCAGATTTCCCAGTTGACGGGAGCTGCCAAGAAAGCCGCTCAAAAGCGGTACAACCAGCAGCAAGCTCAACAACAAATGTCGTTTGTCGGTGCAACTCGTGCACAGCCGCGCGCATCGGGTCGCGGCAGGCGTCTAAATGATGCCTTGCCAGCCCGCCGCGGCATGAATGTTGCGGCAGCGAGGTTCACGGCGAATGTCAAAGGCATTGGCAGAAACAAGTTATCCTCCTCGGAGTTGTTCCAAGGGGGGGCGTTGAGCAACGCTCAACTTGCTCCTCGTGGACATGGTTACTACGATGCTTTTGCCATGAAGGCTGATAACGCAATAATGGCGTCTGCTGTGGGTCCCGTCACACCCATTTCTGGACACGCACGACTACCCATTCCTGGTGCAGCCGGATACATTGGGCCGTCTCCTCAACTTCCTGACGGATCGGGGCCTGCTGTTTATGCGCCTTTCAGCCTTTCAGGCCCTGGAATCAGTTTGACTAAACCCATGCCTGAAACTAACTCGCGCTTGTTTGTCTTCAATTGCGGGTCATCAGATGATGAGGTCGGGTACTTGATGTACCCAAATTTGTCAGGCCTTGTAACCGTTGAGACAATGAAGGTGTCAGCATTCACAGACTTGGCTCACCCATCTGCGCCAACAGATAAGAGCGCTGAACAACTCGGCGGCGACGTGACCGTGTTTTCCTCCCTCGCACAGGGTGTCGAATCCATCCCCCTTCGTGGATCACTTCGAATTGTTAATACAACCGAGGAACGGTTCCAAGGCGGCATGGTTCGCACCCTGAGGTACAACGGTGGACTGTTGTTTGGTCATGACGATGACCCAGCCACTGTTCCAAGTGACTTTGTTAACGTAAATCCTAC